CATTTGCGGATTCAGTCAGTAAAGCAAATGGTGTGACCGAGCAGGCTGAAGCAGTCAATAAGGGCTTCGACTTTCAGATGAATAATTTGCAAGGATCACTCGAGGCATTCCAGTTGACGATTGGTGGCCCGATGCGTGATGCAGTGGCACCATATATCGGCATGCTCAATCAAGCGGTTGGCGTCATGATGAATGTTGCTAATGCACTCATGGGCGATAAAGAGGCGTTTGCAGCATTGCCAGGACCAATTCAAGAAGTTATCAATTACTTCAACACACTTGGTAGTACTACTGATACTTTGATGATGATTTACGGCGAGCTGATGTATCAACTACAACCAGTCATTGACATGATTACATCGGCATTCACAGATGTTGGCGGTATGCTTGTCGAATTTTTCACTGGCGAATCGTTCAATATGATCTTATCCTCGGTGATGAATCTAGTATTTGCGGTGATTGATATTGTCAGTCATATGGCGACAGTAATTCAGCCAATTATCACTCGAGCCACTGAAATCATCGGTATCATGCTTGAATCGCTTGGGCCAATTGCTCAGGCAATCGTTGATACATTTGCAAGCCCTGTGGTTGTCTCGGCAATTAATTCGATAGTTGATTTGCTTGGTGCAGTAGTATCACTTGGCATTGAATTGGTGTTGCTCGCATGGAATGATTTGGTTGAAGATTTTAATAATTTATGGCCAACCATTGATTGGGTTATCAAATCAATAGGATCTGTTATTTCAACTGTACTACCATTTGTTACTGAAATCATCAAAGGTCTCGTCAACTACATTCGAGGTGATACGACCAACGCATTTAGTGGATTAAGCGCCCTTGCCAGTGAGACATGGAATGGAATCGTGATTTCAATCAAGACAGCGATAATATCCGCCATGATTCAAGTAACAACATTTATTGTTGATATTAAGGATCAGTTTGATGGAATGGTGACCGCCGCACTCGGATTTGGCAAGGACATCGTGCAAGGCCTCATCAACGGCATCAACGCCAAAATCGCTGACGTCATTGCCGCCGCTGGCAACCTCGTCGATGAGATTAAGAAGAAGCTCAATGTGGGCTTTCTCTTCGGTTCACCATCCAAGGTTACCACCGAGATGGGTGAGTGGATTGGCGAGGGTATGTCGATTGGTATGGATAAGTCCACGCGCGACGTACTCGAGTCATCGCAGGATTTGGTGATGGCAGCCCGTGCGCCGATGATGGCGGCGGCTGGCGGTGGTGGCACAACCAACATCACGAATAACTATAGCTTAGGCGTAAGCACGACGGCCTCTCCAACCGTCATCGTGCGCTCATATAACCTGATGAGAGGGAGTGTATGATCCGTCAAATCAATCAAGTACCAGATGCCTCGGGAGCAGGCTATTACAATCCGTGCTCGGGTGCGCTCTCGATTGTAATGCCATCCGAGGCTATCAATCAGGTGATGAATCCAAGTTTTGAGCTGTACGATCCAGTATATTCAGGGCCATTTGTCGGATGGACTGTAGCATATCGACTTGGCGGTATCACATATACTGATGCAGATATCGGATTGTACATCAGAGCAGGCAATCCCGTCTGGTCAGGTGCAAATGCATTTTATGCGGCTAGCCCAAGCGCATCTGGCGACTTCATCTCACTCACCTATAGCGCCATCACGCTCACGCAATCACGCCACTTTGCACTGAGCTTCTACATCTATGGCGCATCGGGCTCGAATAGGCGCACCTACACCACGCGTGTGCTCAATGGTGCAACAGTTGTTGCCCAAAAAACGTTTACGCTCATCGAGGGGCAATGGCAACGGGTCGAACTTGTGTTCCTCTCAAGTGTCACCAGCTCTACGGCCACGTTCGTGATTGAGAAATCGTCAGTCGCTGGATCGTGGGCAGGCGGAAGTGCATACATCGATGCTGTGCAGTTTGAGCAGGTCGCATCACCTGACACGGACATCGGTCTTACGGTATCAAGCATGCACGCTACCACCTACTTCGATGGTGACACCGAGGGCACGATTGATGACTCGACAGGAGTATATGAGTACGCATGGCAGGGCGCACCACACCGCTCACGCTCGGTACGCTATGCCACGACAGCATCGGGCGGGCGCATCTACAATTTGCAGGACGAGTTCGGACTGGAGATTATCGGCGTTGCCGAGGCAAGTATCAATCAGCCACAGGTGCAGGCTATTGGGTTTGGCTCACAGGATGGCGGTGCACTGCAGGACATCATCAATCCTGTGCGCACAGTCACATTCATCGGTCAGCTTGCAGGGGCAACTAACACAGAGCTAGCTCGTAAGGTGCAGCGACTGCAAGCGCTGTTGAGTCGTGACCTCTATGTGAATCGGCAGGATCGCACATTCATCTTTCAGCATCTCAATGGACGGGAATCAATTGGCGTGCCGATGACGTTCCGTGGCGCATTCTCGGGTGGACTCAATGTGCTCGTGACCGATGCACTTACGGTCAATATCGACATCTCAGTACAGATGCACGATCCGTACTTCTATGGGCATGACGAGGCGCTTCGTATGGGCGGAAATTACGTTTCGTCTGGGTCTGTGTCTCGGGTGTCACAGTTTGACACCGATGCAAAAACGCTAATGCTTGAAAATGTTGCTACTGGACTCAATGGTGCAGTTCGTACAATCGCTCAAGCACCTGATGGGCGAGTGTGGATTGGTGGAACGTTTACACAAAGCCTCACGGGTCAATCACTGCCATACATCTGCATTTACAATCCAAGCACGAATGCCTTTTCCGCAGTACCTGGAGCAACACTCAATGCGGCAGTAAACATTATTGAATTTGACATTTTTGGTACTGCATGGATAGGTGGTGAGTTCACTGGAGCGATAGGGAATTATCTCACTACACATAATGGGTCTGCATATACATCCACAGGAAACTTCAATGGGATCGTGCATGACATTGAAATCGTCACCGCTGGCAGTGAGCAGCAGGTATATGCAGTAGGCGCATTCACGACTGCTCCCGGGGCCATTACGGCAAATCGCATCGCACGATGGCGGTCAAGTACAGGAGCATGGGTGGCATTTAGCGTCGGATTTAATGGCACTGCATTTTGCATCACCTATACTTCTACATCAGACATACTCTACGTTGGCGGGTCATTTACTACCACATTCCCCGGCGTGTCTACTGGTCGACTGGCGCAAATCAATCGGCAAACCGCGGCTATTACCGGCCTTGATCCGTCACCGAGCACCCTCAATAACACCGTATTTGATGTATACGTTGACGCAGATGGAACACTGGTATTTGGAGGGGAATTTTCTAGTACTATTCAGTATCTCGGATACTACACATCTGCCACCGGACTAATGCCATTTCCCGGATTCACAAATGCGTTTGCACTTCCAGTCGCATTCCCGGGAAAAAATTCCATTTTTGGATATAAGGGTGGGATTTTTGTTGGCGCACCAAGCTGGATACCGGTTGCAATCACCTCTACCGAGACAATCATGGCAAGCATGTCCTACTGGAATGGGACTGCACTTGGCGGATCGTCGTGGATCCCAATTGCAGGAGCACTAGGGACACCTCGATACTGTGGCGCTACGCTATCTGACGGCACGCTGATGGTAGGAAGTATCAATGCTCTTAGCGACCTATTCAGTGAAGTTATCCACTCTACTAACTCGTCAACAGTCCAGTCATATCCAACGATTCGCATGGTATTTGGCGATGTATCAAGCCCCGTGCAGGTACATGCAGTCGTCAACGTGCGAGATGACAAACTCATGATATTCACCGATAGAACGGCCGCCTTTTCAACCCCAATCGACACCGATTTTGTCGCATACGATCTCGTGACAATCAGGCCAAAGTACGGCACGATTACATCGGCGACATTTGGCAATCTGATTCGCGTCCTCAATCTCGCAGGCGTATTTGCCGACTTTACGATTCGGCCGGGCGTCGTGTCTATGGCCATGATTATGGCTACACTGACATCGAATACGCAAATCGATGTCTACTGGCGTCAGACATTCCAGAGCCTCTTCGATGGAGTGAACAAGCAATGATTCGCTATAAGGTACGCATCTGTGATGATACAGGCGTGACGCAAGCCATCCCGCGTGACTTTCAGTCCTGCCGCTATGTCCTCCGTGCGGATGGTGAGATTGGCGTGTGCGAGATGGTGCTCCCACGACGCAAGTACGAGGATATGCTTAAGGTATCTAATCCCGATTGGCGCATCCAGATATGGCGGTCGGTGAATGGCCTGACATACACGCTCGATGGCGATATGGAGTATTTCATCCTCGACTGGGACACGACTGACGACACGATTAAAGTTACCGCGCCATCTCTGCAGCACTTGCTCACACGACGCATCAATGCATACTATGCTGGCCTACAGGACACGCCATCACGAGTAGGTGCAATTTACGCTGGGCCTGTGCTTAATATCATGTGTGATGTTTTTGAGGCGAATTTTATTGGAATCAATCCTGAGCGCGATGTACTGACACTTCCATACTATCCAGCAGGATTTCAGATTAACTACAAGAGCGGCGGCCCGTCACTTAACATTACGTGCAGTCGCGAAAACGTATTCGATATCCTCAAAAAAATGGCAGAAGCATCATTCACGCAAGGGCGTTGGGCGGTTGGGCTTGTGCGTAGTAATGGTCAGACGTGGCGATTTGATGCGCACCTTGACTTTGCAGGCGTGGATCGTCGACGCACCCTCGTCCTCTCTCCAGAGCTGGCCAACGTGCAAAATGTCGTGCTGAGTGAAAATGCGATTGACCGTAAGTCCGCTGTCATCGCTGCAGGTCGTGGGACGGGCAAGGCGCGGTCGCTCAATATCCAAATCGACACGAATCGCGTCAACTCGTCAATCATTGGATATAACGAGTTGTTTGCCGAGGACACCAATGCGCGCGATAATCAAATCATCAATGTCGCTCGAGCTGCACTCCGCAAGCATCGTATCATCACCGAATTTTCATGCGATCTCACACAATCACCCAACACGGTGCGTGGTATACACTATGATGTCGGCGACTATCTCCGTGTGAAGTATCTCCGCAAAAACCTAGACATGCGCCTCGATGTGGTAGAGGTCACTCTCACAGGCACAACGGGCGTGGAGCGAGCGAGGTTAACACAATGACGAGTCGAGAAATCGTGCGTGATATCGTCCAGCTCCAGCGGACAGTAGCGCAAATCAATGATGAAATCCCGGACGCTGGCCTGACGCTGACTCGCACGGCCGTGCAGGCAATCACGACAGCGGGTACAACGATAGTCTGGCAGTCACGCATTCGTGGGCAGGGGATGACGTGGGCGGGCGCGAATGTTACTATCCCATCTGATGGATGGTACCTATTTTCGCTAAACTTCCAAGTATCGGTAGCACTTAATGACTGTGTATTGCGTATCATTCAAGCAGGGAATAACGCGGCATGGATATCAATGATTGGCGATGTTGATCGTACCGCATTTACTGGAATAGCCACCCTGTACTGCACACGCTCTCAAAACATCGGATTTAACCTACTGCCGTCCGCAAACGTCAATGTCAATGTAGTGGCAGAAGGACAGCCGCAGCAGTCCCCCATCCTCCATATCGTCCAGCTCACCAATCAGGCCGAGGTCTAGCATGCTCATCTACCGCATCTATCAAACCGAAACCCTCACCACCATGTACGCCGATGAATATGGCGAGCAGTACGACACACTCCCCGACGGCGCCGAGCTGGTAGAATCACCGCCACTCGAGGATGCACTCGACAGCGTGCGAAAACACCGAAATGCGCTCTTGTTTTCGTGCGACTGGACTCAACTACCGGATGCACCGCTTTCGACGTCGCAGAAGGGCGCGTGGAGGCAATATCGGCAATCCCTGCGAGATATGATGGCGACGTTGGTGTGGAATCAGTCCACGTGGCCAACGCCGCCCGATGACAGTATGGAAAATTCACCACTCCTTGAGAGTTAGTCCTCGAGGCGCTTCAGCTCACGGTAGCTCGTGGCGGCTATCCATGCACGTGTGCTTGCGCTTAACCGATCTACGATGCGTCCGTGATACCGATGCTGGTGGCTATCGATGTTCGATGTGATGACCGTCGGCTTGTCGATACGACTATCCAGCAGTCGGAAGAGGACAGCCTGCGCCCAATCGGTCTGTGATTCGGCGCCGATGTCATCGAATACGACACAGTCCGCACGTTCAATCATGTCATACACCGACTCAAGTGACCCCGACTTCATGGCGTCTCGCATATAGTCAATCATGGCGGGAACGCTTCGGTAGATGACCTCCCACCCACTCGCGCCCAAGTGGTTGGCAATCGCCGCAGCGAGGTGCGACTTGCCACACCCGGGATCACCGTAGATGTAAAGCCACTGTACGGGCTTCTGCGCCCATGCTTTCGCCTTATGGTAGGTGACACCCACCATGTTGCGCTGAAAGCCTCCTGTGCGTCCCTCGACGTCCTTATAGGGGCGCTCGAGATTGAAAGTCTCAAAGGTTTTATGCGAGAGGACATCCAGCTCACGATTCAGGCGCTTTTGGGCAGGACTTGGACCAGCGTAGCCGCACTCGCACTTGGTGAGCTCCTTGCCACGCATGTACCATCCAGCGTCGGCGCAAATCGAACAGTTACCGACAGGCTGGGGGATGACTCCCTTGGGCGCCTTGCCAGCGCGGATAAGCTTGTAGCGCTCACGCCAGTATACCGATGAAGCCTCGAGGCGTTCGCGGTTCGTCATGTTTGGATGCGTTACGCCGATTTTGTCGAGGTCAGTAAGTATTGGTTCCGTTGATCCAAGCCTCTCGGTACTCGGGGTCGAGCCATTTCTTGTTGCGCTCGAAATACTCTTCCATTGCGCGTTGCTCTTCTGCAATGTCTCGTCGTGGTTCGTCATGGCGTCCCTCTCTTCGCTCATGTGTGCGGCCATTATTCCGATAGTAGTCTAACATCCCTGCGATATTCCGTGGACTCCAACCTTTGCCAATCCACTCTTGGACAACCTGCCACCATCGCTGTTGCTCGGTGACCTCAGCAATCATCCTATCACGGATGGCGTGGGGTGGGGTGAGTCTGGCCAGTTCACGATAGGTCATGATTTGCCAGCTGTCAAGGCGATCATCTCGAGTGTCGGCTTTTGATGATTGCTTTTTCTGTGGCACGTCACTTGGTGGTTCAACCGCCACATCGTGGCGTGTTGTAATCTTCTTTGTTTCTCTTTTGTTTATATCTTTCTTTTGTGTGTTCAAATTTGGCACTACCCCCTGTTCAAAATTTGAACTACCTACCGGTTCAATTTTGGCACTAGGTGGTTCAATTTCTGAACTACCCTGTTCAGATTTTGCACTACCCAAATTTGAACTACCCTGTTCAATTTCTGCACTACCATGCGTGATGCGATAAGTGTAGACTGACACGCCATTCACAGTCTGCTCACGGCGAATGACGGCGTCGCACTCTACCAGCTCACGCAGTGCGCGGATCACCGAGTTCTTTGATAGGCCAGTCATCTGGATAAACTGACTAATCGAGATGGTGTCCTCGGTGCGATGCCACCCAATGGTTTGGCGCACGATGACTGCATGCACCTTGTATGCAGCTGGTGATACCTTGGCCATGAGCTCATCCACTATGACATTTGGAACGGCGTGCCATGACATACTACCCTCGCTTTGATTCTGATTGGTCTTGTCGTGATTCTTGCTCGTGCGCCTCGAGGCCCTTGATGAGCAAGAGGTGAATCATCTGTGTACGGCTGAATGTCGGGATGATTTTCCCCATGTCTCGCGTGGCGTCCTCCACGCGCTTTAGTAATCCCTTGTCGATGCGTACACCGACGATAGTTGTATTATCCGTTGCGGACATCATATCCTCCCTTAGTGGCTTCGTCCCACTGTGCTTTCGTCCAATTATTCATCACGCCAGACCACTTACTCTGATTCACGGCCGCATAATCAGCAAGCGCATAAGGCATGTCATATGCTCGTGCGATATGCCACGCTGCAACCTCGTAGAAGTCTCGCACGACCACACATTTCCACCCACGATTTACAAGCTCGTTCATATACCACGCTTGTGTGTGAGTGAGCTTGTTATTGCCAACCTTGAGCTCGAGTGCCATGCCGTGATAAAGATGACCATCACCATCGCTATCACAGATAGCCACAGGGATCATCACATCAGGCACGCCCGGCCGTACACCCTCACGCTTGAGTCGCTCGGCAGTACTGATATGCCGATGACCTCCGTTTGCTGGATGAAATGCGAGGCGCATGAACGGGTACTCAAGTGCCATGCCATCAATCCAGCTAAACAGGTGCGATTGCATTGCTGATTCGTTCCACGCTACCCGCGCCATCGCCGACCCCCTGCATTCCGTACGGCCACGGCAAGCATGAGTGTCGCCGCGCCAATCACAAGTCCGCCGATGCATCCACCAATGGCGATTGCCACATCTCGAATAGTCATAGGTCGCTCCTTTCACATTGACCAACATTATCATAACACATAATTGCAAATGATGTAATACTTGTGTGTTGACAGTGTTGTGTATGTGTGTTACCATGACGCCATCATACAGACAGGAGGTGTGATGAAAGCGAAAATCACGTTATCTCGACGGCATGAGATAACTGCTATCGAGGGTCGGGCGACCCAACGCGCGATTATGGCGGCGAATGACTACGCACGACAGGCGCGCATCCCCGTGGTGTTCGAGGTCAAGGTGTCAAGGGACGCTCACAGGAACGAGGATTCGTGCCAGATCCAGCGAGGCGACCGCTGGATGTACGTGGGGAAGTTCAAGGGGTCGCCATCATCAATCCCGCAAATGTTCCGCGATGTGTATGACATTGTGGTACGGGTTGAAGAGGCGCACAGGGGGTTGTATGGAGACTGACCTCGACAAGGAGCTGGAGTACAAGCGCAGGGAGCTGCGATGGGTGCGAGAGAATCCGCGGTACATCATCGGGATAGGGCTCGACCAGTGGAAGAAGGAGCAGGAGCTCGTGGTCGAGGTGGCATTTTTGCTACGACTACGGCGGTTGCGACGGTCTGAACATCGGATTGATAGAAACGAAGAGGAATGATATGTACGACTACACAGACTTCTGGATTTTCTTGAGCGGAACGATTGCGTGGGCCCTGCTGACGTATACCTATGTGGTCATCAAAAACAAGTTGAAAGGCGGTAAGTAAATGCCAGATGAGATGAATGTAGACGTACAAGCGTACAATCCGGCCGCCATGGACGAGCTGCACAGTGCGCTCAATGAGTACTTCGAGATTGAGTCCGAGATTAAGGCTATCGAGTACAACAAAGCCGAGGTGCGGGCACGTATCGAGATTCTCGCCAAGGATCTCGGTGGTAAGGCAAAGATTGACCATGTCGGCAGCGTACAGGTCGTGCCAGCTGGAGTGACAGTGTCATACGACGGCGATTTATTAGACAAGCTTGTGCAGGAGCTGTCAGTCGATGGCGAGAAAGAGAAAATAGCCATCGCCATGCGCATCATGTTGTGCAAAAAGGAAAAGCCGCGCAAGGAATCACTTCGCATCGTTGGCGCAAAGTAGGAAAGGGGCAACAGGAATGAAGGCAGAGATTTTTGCAAAGTTGACAAATTTCGAGAGGGAGGTATATGCAAAAGGGCTTGAGGCGATGGGGTACGAGGTTGAAATAAACCAAGGCTGGCATGACCTCAATTTTTCCGATGTGGCCAATCCTGAACGTATTTGGGGCGACCGCACAATGACTGTACGAGAATGGCCAGCAGCACAAGCTGGTGATAAAGTGGTAGAGAATGGCCGTACATACATCGTGATGGAGAATGTGTGGTCAGATGGCCCATCCGATCGCTACGCACGTCGATGGGCAATATATGCCCGCATACCGCTGGATAAGTAATGATAACAATGGGCGGCGTTCACTCGAGCGTCGCCCGCCATCGTTGAAAGGAAAAGATTATGGACATGTGGATGTTTTTCTTTGGCACGTTGGTAGTCATCATCTCGGCAGGGATTCCACTCATCCAAGTGTGGCACGCTGAGGTCAAGCAGTCGAACGACTGGCACCACCGTATGATGACCGATGCCTACAACCGCGGATGGAATGAGGCAATCGAGGCGATTAAGGAGGAGCGGAAGTGACCGACGACGCACGCAACGCATTCGTGGCCGACTTGGCGCTACTCGTGTCGGTGTTACGCCTCGAGTACCCAAACAAGACCACCAAAGAGCTCACGGTTATGGCGCTCCGTGAGATGCATCAAGCGCAGGCCGCAGCGCAAGAGGCCGACGATTGCAAGGAGGGTGATGATGCAGGGAATGTTTGATTTGCCAACGGTCGAGAAGCTTTCGAGCTGGCACGGCCACGAGCGCTGGATGTGTGGCAAGTGGCTCGTCCTCCACGGCATCACGAGCCTCGAGGTGCGCTACGACGGCATGGAGATTGTGCGCCTACAGTGTGACACGATTGAACAGGCCGTCAAGGCGCGTCAGGCACTGTTCGCATATCTGCCAACCTCCACGCACGCGCACCAGCTCTATCACGCGCTCGAGTTCACCGATGCGACAGGGATTGCTGCCGACTTCCAGACGCCACACCAGCGCATGGAGAAGTGGCTTGCATGGGCGAGGTCACTATGAGCGCACGAGATGAGTATGCAATCGCACGTGTGGAATTGGCACGACTACGGGACAACCACACCCGCGCCTCGGCTCGGGGAGATCGGGCAATCGCACTCGCCTATAGTCAGCGCATTGCCGAGCACTTGGCCATGATGGCACGCATCGAGCGGCGCATCATGCGTGAGGATGGGGCTTAGTAGAATAATCCACTCCAGCTCGGCAGTGATCGGGCTGGAGTGATACGAAGGGGTGGATGAGATGGAATTGTCGCAGTTCGTAAAAGAACAATTGCGCGAGTTCAATGCAGTAGATATCAAGTATGTGATCGAGACGCACATTGGATTAACCCCAAGCGACTTGTCTCCTGCAAGCACTCTATACATAGAGGGCATTGAGAATCTTTCAGCGATGGCAGTAGAGTATATGCGCTGGTATGGTAAGCGGTATCAGGGGTTAATAAAACCGCGGCTGTATGGAAAATTCATTGCATATGAGCGTGTAATTCACGGAAATGCAGTCGCTGTGCTAGAAATGCACTTTGATACCAAAGAATAGTAATCCAACACAACCCCAACCCGGCAATGTCGGACTGGGGTGATACGAAGGGGTGGATGAGATGGGTGATTGGAATCCAGTAAGTACATTCATAATTACCATAGTGTTTTTTCTTATTGGCTTATTTCCAGTTGGATGGCACATTAGAATAGCGTCAATTGTATTAATTTATTTTATTTTTCTGGCGTGATATGAAGGAGTGGATGAGATGAGTAAGCTCATGGAAATTCAACAGCAAATGCAAGCGCTCGAATTGAAGCGATTTATTTTGAGCGACCAGCAATCGGCAATTGAAAAACAGCTATCAGACCTGAAGCGCGAGTTTTATACTCTACTTGTCGCAGAGGCAATCGAGGCTGAAAATTGGCACGATGTACTGTATCACTACCGCACGTATTTCAAGCGCATGGACATCTCGCTGTTCACCACGCTCGCTGATGCTGGATACAACTTTGGGCAGACGCCGCTGCAATTTGACGGCATTGAAATCGAATACAGTGACGAGCAGCATGACGCACGGTACGCCGTGCCAGACCTTCTCGGATTTACGATCACCAATATCCAGCGCGTTGGTGATGAGGAGATTATCTTCACTCGACACGATGGCCAGCGGGTCTCGATGTATCATGGTCAAGATTGCTGCGAAGTAGTAGAAATCGAGAGCGTCGTAGGCGACCTTGACGCGCTCATCGGAAAACCACTGGTGATTGCTGAGGTTGTTACAAACTACAGTGAGGATGTGCATGGTGATGAACTGTGGACATTCTATCGCCTCGGCACCAATATCGGCAATATCGCCACGATTCGATGGCATGGAAGCTCAAACGGGTACTACTCAGTATCAGTGCACTTCAAATTCGTATAACCATTTTCGTGGCGTCACGAAATTGATATCGCTATCCTGTCTTATTTGACATGATAGGGGTATTATAGTATACTAACCGCAGGCTCAATTATGTACTGAAGAGGAGTACACACCATGGCCGTCATCAACATCCCCACATCCGCGCCCATCTGGCGCAAAGCAACCCACCTGACCGCACAATCCACCGTCACCGAAATCTTCGAGGCCGCATGCTACGTCGTGTGGGCTTCGGGGGAGTGGCGCAAGAGCACACGCGCTACCGCACGCTGCAAGGCCGTCGCCAAGCTGTGCGGCCTGCCAGATGCCCGCTACGTCGAGCTGTGGAGTGTCGTGCAGGACTACCACGGCATCGTGCGTCAACTCGAGCGCTCAACAGCCTTGGGCGCTATCCGCTTCGAGGGAGAAGTCCCCTCGACCACGTTCCGCCATCGTGGCTGGAACGTTGAAACAGGAGTGTAAGTATCATGGCTCAAGCCAAGAAGGGGGATAACCCCAAAGTCCTATCCGTCGTACTCTACGATCAAGAGCACAAGGCCCTCGAGCGCATCATGGCGCTCATGTCGGTAAACGGTTCACGCCCAACCAAGGGCGACGCCATCCGCACAGTTATCCAGATGATCGATAAGCAGTTGACTGCTGCCAAGGAGCAAACGAAATGACGTACCAAAAGCAAGGTGGCGACCGCTACGCAAACTACATCGGCGTGAATCAGCGCATCCAATCGGCCAAGAAGGACATCCTTTCAGTGGTTACGACCGACCCAATCTTGTTCGCGGGGTCTGATGTGTTCGGCTACGTGCGTGCGACTATCACTTTGAACGATGGCCGCATGGCTACGGCAATCGCTAGCTTTCGCCTGAATGCCACGGCAGGCGCCCAAAAGACCCACCCATTCGAGGATGCCGAATCGTCAGCTATTGGCCGTGCACTCGCGTTCTTGGGCTACCATGTCGACAAAGCCATCGCCAGTGCAGAGGAAGTGCAAGAGGCACACGCACGCGAAGAAGAGGATGCACAGCTCGAGCAAGAGCGGGCCACGGCTCAATCGCACAAGGAGAAGCTCGAGCTCGGACGGTCAGCCGTGCGTGAGATGATCGCAGAGTGCCAAGCCTACGGCATCAAGCCTGATAGCTTCCCCAAGTTCCGCAAAATCGTGGACATGTCTGTCGATGAGCTTCGTGCCTTCTACCGCTGGATGGATGGAGAAATCAAGAGCGCACAGCAGGCCGTGCAGGCCACGCCTGATGAGGACTTGGACCAGCTCCACGAGGAAGTCATGGCGACGGCTGCAGAGATGGGAGTGAAGTGATGAATCTTCGATATGATTTGAATTGGCAATTACAACGTGCATTGCCAAAAAATCTGACGATTGAGTATTTTTCGTTTGATTATCGTCCAGCATCACAGACATTATACGCAAAAGACGACCACTGGGTATATGGACGTGTATATCGCAACGGTGTCCATGGTGCTATGCGCAATGTGGTCATCGACATGAAGAACCGCGCGGGCGAATGCTTTGAGTTTGATATCGGGATATGGAATTCTGAGCAATTGGTTTTGAATAGCTTTCTGAAAATTCAACCATATGATATTCAACAGCCCATTGCAGAAGTGATGCGTGAATTGGAGTTGCTACCATGAGAGCATCTGTCCTCATCATCATGATCATGGTTGTAGTAGCGTGGATGCTTGCCATCCCGCTACTCATCCTCCTCGCGCTCGATGCGATTATGCCGGGCGCAATCGCCGTCAATCAGTGGTCATATCTCGGCATGCTGTTCATCCTGCTCGTTGTGGGTGGGATGATGCGCCAAGGAGGGGAGTGATGCAAGGTGATAATCAAAACATCAAGCAATTGATAATTACACATAACCTGACTGGAAATGACTTTCAGACTGAATGGCACTTGAATGAGCGTCAAATATATATGAGTGCTCCAGAATATTTTTACCTATGTGATTACAAGGGATTACAGGGAAGAATCGTTCCTTGCTATAAGACAAAATCATGGACATGGGAGGTTATATCGCCGTTCATTCTCAAAAGCGGCATGGGGGATTATATCGCACGTCCAACAGAGGATGGCAAGCGATCTCTGCGTGATTGCATGGATGCAGTTTCCATAGTGTTCATTAGTATATACGGCCCAGATGCAGATTATAGATAGAGGTAAGTAATGCTCGACCTATCCACACTCAACATCCAGCGCTGGCCTGATGAGATTCCGCTTTGGGCAGTTGATCGTGGCCCTGCGCCGAAGTGGCTTCTGCATGTGTGGCTAGTGTATCGCACCGACCTGCGATGGGTTGATGTGACATTCGAGCAGCCGAATGGCGCATACAGCACGTACGCGTGCATCATGTATCCAGACGGCACGTGCGAGAAGGTGGGAGTCAGCCATCAAATCGCATGGCGCCTCGACAAAAAAGCGACGTATCTGCAACCATGCACATACCCGGGACAGCTCAAGCCGCTTGTGATTGACCTGCGAGAGCCCGAGGTTGTGCAGTGTGAGATGTTTTAAAGGAGATTATCATGCTTGAAACCGTATTAGTCTGGCTTTGCCTCCAAGGACAATGCGTCCAAGTTCGCCCTGAGGCTGTTGCCATCGCCATGTGCGAGAGCGGTGATACCGTGACGCTCGGCACCGGATCATGGACAGCATATAACGACAACCTCGACGGCAGCACCGATGGTGGTGCATGGCAAATCAACGACTACTGGGTGTGGTCGACCGATGATTTCTGGGTGATTCGACCGTTCGCAGCCAAGCTCGGTATGACGCCTATGGAGTTCCTGTACCGCTACCCATCACCGCAGGTCGCACCGCCCGCAATTCAGTACGCAATGTTCGAGTATCTGTGGGACGATGGTCGAGGCGCATGGCATTGGTCAGCGTCCGAACACTGCTGGGGCGAGGCGGTGCGATGACTCCATCGTTTATAGCCATGCTTGAGACAAATAAGCTTGATGACTATCACGTATCTATCGAGCTCGATGGTGCTGACCGCGATGGATGGAAATACTCGGCATGGATATATCATGAGGATGGGCGGCATTTTTTCATCGGTGAGTGCACGTTTAAGCGCAAGCCAAAGCGGACACAGCTAGAGAAATTTGCCATAGAGCGAATTAGTCACATTCGAGAGGTTTTAAAAATGTTTGCCGATTGGGTACCAACGGCAGAAGTAAAAGAGGAGAATGAATCATCATGACTGAACGAATTTGCAGCAATTGGCGGAATGTACCGATATACATGCCGCAGCTTTGGGGGGAGATGGAAGAGAACTTCCACACGATCCATTCGGAGCACGTGAAACGCGTGCAGGCGAATATGAAGCTTCTCTCGCATCATTACTACACGGCAAGCCATGAAGACCTTGCTGCTGAAATTATGCAACGTCATGACATCCACGATTGGAGCAAGAAGCGTGAGCCAGAGTATACACCATATGTATGGCGTTACTACCGCACGACATGGCGAGCACAGGGTGAGCAGGACATGCGTGTAACGGCATTCATGGCCGATGAGAGTCTCCAGCGCGCTATCGATATGGCTATCCAGCATCATGTGCTCTACAATCCACACCACCCCGAGTATCATAGAACGCCTGATGATATGACGGATGTCGATATCGCCGAGATGTGCTGCGACTGGTTCGCCATGAGCCAAGAGCACGGCACAAGCATCGATGATTGGATCGCCGAGGTTATCCCAAGTCGATTCAAGTTTTATGTGCGCTATCCATATATCATTGAGACGTTCGATATCTTGAAGCGAGTGACGCAATGAGAATCGTATGGCGTGACGAGTTCCTCGACATCGTCACATCCAAGTGGCACAAAAAGCCACTCCCGCAAATTGCGGATGAAATCGGTATCGGCAAAACAACGCTCTACCGCCACATCAAGCGCCTTGGGCTGACTCCACCAGCGATTGATAGCAATGTCGCTCCATCCGCATCGGCCAAGCGTCGCGCCTACCGTCGGCGTCAATGGCGCATCGAGGAGGATGAGTACATCATCAAGCACTACCACTCCAAGTCACCCAAGGCCATCGCACGCAAGCTCAAGCGGAGTGAGGCGAGCATATTCCACCGTGCGCATCGTATCGGCGCAACCTATGAGCCCGAGCGTCATCTCCTGCGACGGGATGAAGTGGCACTCATGCTTGGCATCAACGTGGTGAATTTGGTACGTCGCTACACCGATTCAGCATTCCCGATTCCAATCATCCGTAAAGGTCGGTATGTCCAGATAGACGAATTCGAGTTCCGTGAATGGCTCAAGGCTGGCCATATCCTCGCCTTCGATCGCACTAAAATTGCGCGTGAGCTGTGGCGCATGTATGATGAGTGGGATGCGAGGACTATCAGCAGTGCCGATGTGTATCGTGAGTGTCAGCCAATCGGGGAAGCGCTTCGGGACATGCGAGACAATTATGGCAACCTTCAGCTCATCACCATCAAACCGATTAACCAGCACATCTACCTGAAGGATGAGGTTTTCGAGTATGCATATCGGTATGGCAATCGCATCGTGCCATGGTCGTCGCCTCGGTTCCTCGCCATCAAGGCGGCATGGGACACGGAGTTCATGCTAAAGTCTGATGTGATTGCGCATGTTGGCGCTGGATTCTTTAGCAGGAGAGTCGTGCCACACCTCACTACGACGAACAAGTTTTACGCAAAGCGCGCTGATATATGTGCAGCACTCCAGGCGCACGGCAAGCACGATCTCGCACGCGCGTTTCGAGAGGTGCCGATATCATGGCGGGAGATGATGGCAGACTATGAAAGGAAAAACCATGCCACTAAATCTTGACGACAAATTCGACGTTGACGGCCAGTACGGATTCATCATCTTCCATGACGCTATGCTGCGTGATCCATCGGACAAGGTGGCACAGGCGGCACGAGTGAGCTATGGGAATGAGGATTCTGAGAAGCCGTCACAAAAACTAATTGCCTTTTTGGCGCGTGAGGAGCACACGTCGCCATTTCGTCACTCGCCTATCAGTATCATCGTGCAGTGCCCTGAGTTCGTTGCGCGCCAGTGGTACAAGCATGTGGTCGGTGGTCCATACTCGTTTGTGGATACCGGATGGAACGAGATAAGCGGCAGGTATGTGGAGTACGACAAGTTCTACATCCCACCTGCGTTCTACATGCAATCCAAGAGCAGCAAACAGGGATCAACGGACACCGTGAGTGACGACTCTGAGTATTATCGCGGCTGGGCCATTGGTGCCATGGAATCACTGACGACTATGTATCAGCGAATGATTGCGGCAGGTATAGCCAAAGAGCAGGCACGCATGATTCTGCCTATGAGTCTGTACACTCGGTTCATGTGGACTGCCACAGAGCAGGCTTTGTACCATTTTGTGCGCCTCCGTAATAAACCGGATGCACAGCGAGAGATCCGTCAGTATGCAGCAGTGCTTGACCACATTTGCTCACAATACTACGGAGTATCGTGGGATGCACTCAAAGAGGCTAATGAAAAGTGAATTTGCATTGAGGACTAGTGCGTATATTGAGGGGAGCTGGTGTGTATATCAAAGGGGAGCTAGTATGTACCTTAGCTATGATAACAGCAGGCCGGATAGCGATGCAATCAGTAGGCTTTTAGGCGATTTACAGAAGATGCATGATGAATCTGTCAGAGCATACTCGGTATTTTTTGCGAGCATCCCTGATGACTATATCCTATTCGATGGACTAAAACATTCAAGCCTCGTGTACCTGCTACGCCTAGGCGAGCGCAAGCGAAAGGCGCGTCGCATCGTGCACTCACGTAAGGTTCGCGCATGATTACCACGTCATCTAGTGCACTCATTGAAGAGGCGGCAGCCTCTATGGTCATCGCATTGTGCGCATCATGGAGGCGAGGCGCACCAATATATACAATCGATGGCATGTGGGAAGCCATGATTGAAGAGCCACATCCCAATGGCGGTACGGTGATATATCCAGTGCATTACAAGTGGCACTATCTCACGCCACACATTCAAGAAATCTATCAGCACGCACGCATGATATATGGAGATAGTCAGCATGCCTAAACGTCAACCACAACCTAAGCCACAAATACCATTTGGCGATCGCTCATTCATCGCACGTGTGCCAGATGAAAACTCTGACTACAAGGCCGACGTATACCGCGCCGACTGGCAGGAAGTCGAGATAGAGTATCTTATCGACGGGCGCATCATCGACCGCGACGCTATCGCATTCCCCACAGCAGATGCGTGGGCGCGAGCGGGATATGTGACTCAAGAGCGAATTCACGCATGGTTTCGGCGGCTCAAAAACTCATCCGAAATTGGTCAATAAATTCGCTTGACAAATCATACTATAGTATATATACTAGTGTCATGAGGTTCGACGAGTAACCTCCCGATGCTGAAGAGGAGCACCGACATGAGCAAGCCGATGACAATCACCCCAGCCGCCATGATGACCATGATTGACGAGATTCACCAGAGCGTCACCGCTGTGAGCTGGAACACTGCTAGCGAAGTCGCTCAGACCGTCCGCGACAGCCTCCACGAGGACTGCACCAGCGAGTATGGCGAGGCAGTGACCGATGCGATGATTGTCGACGTGGTCAACTACTGGATTGGCGTGAATCTCGGGATTATGGATAGCCAGCAAATGCGCGCCAACGCTAACGAGATGACCACCGACCTCGCCGAGGAGCCAGAGGTCTACGGCAACATCGCAGAGTACCGCTGGATTCGCGACACGTTCGCGGCCGTCGCCGATCGCGCCTAATCACGACGAAACGGGGTGAACTCACCACTCACTCTGTCCACCGGTTCGACCGGTGCTGATGAGTCGATTGTACTGAAGAGGAGTACACACCATGAAGACTAAAACCCCGGCCGTCGCAAAATTCTACGCCCTGCAATACCTGATTAGCTTATCCTACGAGCTGCGCTCACTTAACCCCGACAAGTGGGTTGGGAGTGTCAAGCAGGCGGGCTTCACTAACCTCGAGTTCCGCGTCTCCAAGAGCGAAGGCGGTAAGTACTGGATTGGCGACGTGGTCATCGACGGCTTGGCCATCGCTCGCTACATCAGCGGGGTTGATCTCCCAACGCCCGCCAAGGGCTTCGCAGATGCTCGTGCAGCTGTCGCCAAGCTTCTCGGCAACCGCGCGATCAAAGTGCGCCGCCCCGACATCGAGTGGGTCAAGCAGGAGGTGCGGTAATGACGTATCAAGCCCAGCAGGAGATCGCCATCCGCGAGAAAGTGTTCGAAACCATCACGCACATCCATGACCACATTTTCGACGTGCGGTCAGCCCTCGCTAGCGATGTGATTGACGAAATCCGCAAGCAGTGGCCAGCGTGTACATTGCATCGTGATGAACTCGACTACTACATCGTCGAGTGGGAGTCACAAAATCCGCTCCACTAATCCAGATACATAGAACCCCCGGCCAATCGGTCGGGGGTTTCTCTATGCGCACGGCATCCCCAAGGGTCGTGTGATGGCATACGTGCATTACCGTTTAGCTGGCAAGACAGAGCGTTCTACTGCTGCAGTGTGGAGTGCGCCACCCATCGGAAGCCATCCCTACTCAAGCGCATCGCTGGCACCCGGCCAACTCTCCACATGATCTGCACGAATCACACTTCGCTCATACACAGTATACCAGATACACGAATCCCCCTGGCGCTCATGTCGTACGCTGGGGGATTCGTGCCGCTATTGGTCACATCCGCTAAAGCAGAAGTGGTATGAGTATACCATACTATGCAGAATCGCGCATATTGTGTACGATAGAGGTAGGATAGGTTTTAGTGGAGTACCCATGCCATGAATCCAGATAGCTCAGAGTTTCGCGACCTCCGCGATACGGTCATCCGAATGCACGAAACGCTCAAGCATCTCACCTCGCGCGTTGATGATATCGTCCTCGACCTGAGAGTACGCATCGATAATCACGAGGATCGCCTCCGCAACCTCGAGCGCAACGTCTGGATGGGTATTGGCGGACTGGCCGTCCTCCAAGTCGTTCTCCGCTATTTCATGTAGGAGCGTATCATGGATATCACGACCAAAACCCTCGCCATCGTAACAATTGTTAAAGTACTTGTCGATATGACCAAGATGGCTTATCCCGAGCTCAAACCGTGGGTGCCACCATTTACCAGTACCGTGTTCGGCATCATCACGGCCGTCCTGCTCGATCTCTCGGCAGGTGTACCCATCAACAGCCAAACGCTCGCCACCAGTGTGCTCGCAGGCATTCTCGCCGCGGGTGCAGCCGTCGGTGTCACCGAGCTACAGAAACGAGCCTAGTATGACCGTACCTGATTTCGCATACGCACCGATGCAGTGGCGTACCGTCGAGGCGTTCCGTGCGCATCTCCGTAAGCACAATCCCAACATCGTGCCATGGGCGCAAGGGATTGTCCTGCATCACACCGCTTCGCCCATCCCGTCCACGTGGAAGGGCCTCGAGTCAATTGAGTCTCTTGCCCGATTCTATCGCTTCCATCATAAGTGGAAGGCTGGCCCGCACCTCTTTATCTGTGCAGGATCGCCCAACCCTGCCAATGATGGCATCTTCCAGCTTACGCCACTCAATATGGTTGGCGTCCATGCGCGTGAGTGCAATAGCACGACGTGGGGGATTGAGGTAGTCGGCAATTACTCGAATCAGCCATGGAGCGACGCCACGACCTCACTCGTCATCGGTGCCGTGCATGAGCTGATGAGCTGGAAGGGCATCACGCCCAACCGCCAAACGCTGCTCTATCACCGTGAGTGCGTTCCTGATACGTCATGCCCGGGTCAAGCCATCGTCGATCGCTTCAACTGGGTGCTCGATGGTGTGCAGTGGAGGATGCGTCGTGCATGATACTGCGATGAGTTGGCTCAAAATTGTTTACCAACGCTACCAGCACTTCCTCAAAGGCCCAACGCTCGAGGTAGGAAGTATCAACATCAACGGCAGTGCACGAAGCGTATTTGGCCAATATCTCCCCTACACGGGCGTGGACATCGTGCCCGGGTCATGCGTTGACGTGGTAGTCGATATTCGTGACCATGAGGCGGCCAAGCGTGCAGGGATTGGTATCTATCCGCTCATCATCTCAACCGAAGTCCTCGAGCACACTCTGCCCACTCCTCTCCTCGACGCCATGCTCAACCACGCCCACCCACACGGATGTCTGATGGTCATCACGTGCGCAGGGCCAACGCGCCAAACGCACAGCGCCGACGGTGCGCCCACGCTCAAGCCGGGCGAGTACTATGCCAACGTCCACCCGTCGCAGCTGACCGACTGGTTGCGCACACTGCCGTCCAAGGGGTGGTTCGTAGGATGGTCGGACATTCGCACGAGTGAGGGAGATGATGATACCTACGCTGCATGGTATATCCAGATGGTACCGACAATTGAAACAGACAAAAAGGAAATCGGATCATGATTCAGAATGACGAATGGATTATTGAGCAAGCCACCAAGCACGGCATGATTGAGCCGTTCGAATCGTCGCAAGTGCGCATGACGCCTGATGGCAAGCGCGTCGTGAGCTACGGTGTGTCTAGCTTCGGCTACGATATGCGTGTGGCGGATGAGTGGATGTACCTGCCACACTTCTCACGTGGCATCACTCGGCCAGTGATTGATGTCAAGCGTGGCGGACTGAACGGCATGATGGTGACACAAACGTCGCCATCGATTCATATCCAGCCGCACGGGTTCCTGCTCTGCCGTAGTGTGGAGTACTTCCGCATTCCGCGCGACTGCATCGTGCATGTCATCGGCAAATCGACCTATGCACGTTGTGGCCTGTTCGTCAACGTCACGCCACTCGAGCCCGGGTGGGAGGGTCACGTCACCATCGAGCTGTATAACTCCACGCCATGCCCAATCACGCTCTATGCCAATGAGGGCATCGCACAGTGTCTATTTTACGTGGGGGATGATCCTGTCACGTCATACGCCGACCGCGCGGGCAAATACCAAGGACAGACAGGTATCACCCTCCCCAAACTCTAAAGGGGAAATCATGAAAATCTACCGTCACGGCAACCGTTGGCGCATCAAGGCGTACGATGATGCAGGGATTCGGCGCTGGATAAGCTTCAATACCGAGGATGAGGCCATCGCATATGCCGAGCATGTTGCCCAAGGAATTCAGCGCATCGATGATGTATGGAGTCGCCTCGAGGGCAAGTCTATCATCACACCACATCACGAGGTCGAACTCCCTGATGAACCGTATGGTCTCGCGTTTCTTAGTGATTTGCACTTTGGCAGCCCGCACACCGACTACCGACAAGCGCGCCTTGATGCAGAGGTGATACGTGACACCCCGGGGATGTATGCGATATTCCATGGCGACGGTATCGACAACTGGATCATCCCCAAAATGGCAGGCCTCCAGCGTGGTCAGGCGGTAGACTTTGATGATGAATGGGCACTTCTACGGCGGTGGCTGTCTATCCTCGGCGACAAGCTCATCATCGTGGTGGCAGGCAATCACGACAACTGGACATATACCCTTGGGGGTATCGACTTCCTGCAAAACCTTGTCGACCCGGCCATCTTCTACGACCCACAACAGATTCTTTTCACCGTTTCATCAGGCGAACATCAGCTCCGTGTGTGCGTGCGTCATAAGTGGCGTGGGCAATCCATCCTGAATCCCACACACGGCATGGAACGCGCAGCACGGGACATTGACGCCGATGTGTACGTCGGCGGTCATACCCACATCGCTACACTCGCAAGACAGTTCACTGTGCGAGAGCGTGATAGACTCGCACTACTCACGGGGACGTATAAGCGGTATGATACCTATGCACGGCAACTCGGGTTGCCACCGAGTCAGCACTCAGGAGCGGGTGCCCTCGTCATCGACCCACGCAAGGGTCACACGTTTATCAGAGATATTCGAGAAGCGGCCGACTACCTGACATGGAAGCGGCGCACAGAAAGGGGTGATGACGATCATGCCCAAGCTGGACATCGACAAGGACGCATTAGAACGGGCACTCGACGGCAATAACACTAAGGTCGCTGCACGTATCCTTGGCGTGAGTAGTGCGAGTGTGCGCAAATACCGTGATGCATATGGCCTCACCGTATGGCGGACATGGAAGCGCCATGAGGTTGAGTACCTCAAAAAGTACGCCCATACTATCAGCTTCGCCAGAATCGCAAAAAAGCTCCGCAAAACACCCAACACCGTGCGATGCATGGCTAATAGGCTTGGTATCACTATCGACGTGCGTGACATGCACACCACGATTGATGAGCTTGCCGAAGAGCTTGGGTGCTCTCTCCGTATGATCCAATCCATGATGCAGCGAAGTGACGACCCACTCCCTAGTCTACCGATGCGCTACGGCCTACGAGGTATGTGGCGGGCGTTTGATATGGATGCCGTGCTTGCGTGGCTTGAGCGTGGCCACATCCTACGATTCGACCGTGCGCCCATGAATCACCGCATGGGCAAGCTTTACGATGCCGTGCGCCCACGCTGGATAACGCAAGGCGAGATGCAATCCATTGATCCGTGGATTGGGCAAACCAGCTTTCATCATCAGCGCAAGCGTGGCGCAACACCCAAGCCAATGCTCGTAGGGATTCGGCGCGACCTCGCCCATGAATCGTACTACTACCTGCCCGATGTGTATCGGCACTACTACACCTACGGTGAGACAATCCCCAAGAGCATCAAGTGCGATTGGCTGCAGGACATCCGCGAGGCGTGGGAGAGCGTCTACATTCAGGGCACCGAGATAGAGCAGTACATCACGAGAGGGATGATTGGGCACTATCGACAACGCAAGGGATTCCCTCGATGCCACACTCGCTATGCGTATTTACGGAGTGAGGTAGTTGATTGGTGCATGGCCAATGGGTTACTCGATATAGCGCATCGTATCAAGCGAGAGGCCGTCACGTATCAGGAGCTCATGGGCGATCGAGCACGACGACAGCAGACAGGACGGCGACCGCAAGATGTGTACTCAAATTGATGACGATATTGGAGCGTTGACGATGAAAAGTGAAAACAAAATGAACCGCTACCAACTCCACCACGGCGACAATCGCACCGTGCTGAAAACGATGGCCGACAACAGCGTTGACAGCGTCGTGTGCGACCCACCGTACGAACTTGGCTTCATGGGCAAGCGCTGGGATGCATCGGGGATTGCGTACGATACGACGCTGTGGGCGGAGTGTCTGCGAGTGCTCAAGCCAGGTGGGCACTTGATTGCATTTGGTGGCACACGGACGTATCACCGCATGACCGTGGCGATTGAGGATGCCGGCTTTGAGATTCGGGATTCAATACTGTGGCTTTATGCTACGGGATTCCCGAAGTCGCTTGATGTCAGCAAGGCGATTGATAAGCAGGCGGGTACAGAGCGGGAAGTGGTGGGCAAGGCAACACGCCATGGTGGTGGAAAATCTCAAATCATCAAAGGAGATTACAACCCACCCATCACCGCTCCCGCCACGCCCGAGGCACAGCAGTGGCACGGCTGGGGCACTGCCATCAAGCCCGCCCACGAACCGGCAGTGCTCGCCCGTAAGCCACTGACCGGCACCGTCGCCGACAATGTCTTGACGTGGGGAGTCGGTGCGCTCAACATTGATGGGAGCAGGGTGGCGACGGGTGAGGCGTGGAGTCGTGATGGCGTTGCAGATTCTGGCATGTGGTCTAACAAAAAGCGTATACCGCAAGAATCATCACCCCTCGGCCGCTGGCCCGCCAACGTCATCCTCGACGAACACGCCGCCGAAGCGCTGGATGAGCAGAGTGGGCACAGTGTGAGCAAGGCAACGCCACGGCATAACGGCGAGTTTAAGTCGTTCAGCAAGGGTAAAAATTACGCACATACAGCACACGGCCACGACGACTCCGGCGGCGCCTCGCGATTCTTCTACATCGCCAAAGCGTCGAGGGCTGAGCGCGAGGCAGGGTTGGATGCACCAGCTGGCGAACGTGCCAACCACCACCCCACCGTCAAACCCATCACCCTTATGCGCCACCTCGTCCGCCTCGTTACCCCAAAGGGTGGCGTCGTGCTCGATCCGTTCATGGGCAGTGGCTCAACCGGGTGCGCTGCCATACTCGAGGGCATGCGCTTTGTCGGTATTGACATCACCGCCGAGTACGTCGACATTGCCGAACGTCGCATTCAGCACTATCTGAATCAGAACCCGATGGAGTTGTTATGATTTTGTTTTGCGACATCGATGGAACGTTATGTTTTCGACACAATAATTTTCGTCGCCCAACCACCGACCATGAGTGGCACATGTTGTTTGCCAAGGCCAGTCCCCGAATAGAAGTTATTACCGAATTTCAACGTCAGCAAAAGTTATGCAGCCGAACCGTAATTTTCACCGGACGAAGAGAATCAAATCGAGTGGTAACCGAACGCTGGTTGGCTCGTAATGGCTCACCTCAAAGGTGGCTTTGGAAAAGCGGCATACACTATGATGAGCTTCTTATGCGCTCTGATGAGGATACCCGTCCCAATGTGCTGGTTAAAATTGACATGTACCTGCGTGCGTTAGAGCGCTATCCCGGGCATTATCCCATCGTAATAGATGACGACAGTGCCGTGCTATACGAGCTACGGAGATTAGGTGCAAATCAAACGATTAATGCTCAGCAGATATGGGATGGCTATCAGCAAGCTGACGATTGAACCAACAAGGATTCCTTGTTAGATGGAGGATATATGGCCACACGAAAGCAACGGCAGTCGGCCAAGGGCTCGACGATGACCGCCCAACGAGCACACCGAGCGTTCGAGCTACGCAAGCTTGGATTGTCATACCGTGAGATTGCCAAGGAGCTCGGCACCAGCCACCAGACCATCGCCAAAGACCTTAAAAAGGTGTTCGACGCCTACCTTGAACAATCCCTCGAGATGCGAGCCTATGAGGTCAGCCTCGAGCAAGCACGCCTCGACGAGATGTGGGTGTCGGTGTACACGGACTTCAAATCGGGCAACCTTAAGGCCGTCGAGCAATTGCTCAAAATCATGGAGCGACGGTCGAAGCTGTTAGGCCTCGATACCGTGCAGACGTCCAAGCAGATTAGTGTCAGCGTGACACCAGAACAGATTCAGGGGATGAGTGATGACGAGCTCAACAACCTCATCAGTCAGCTCGAACGCCAGTAAGATTGCACTGCTGGCCAAGCTTGAGCTAGAGCGACGCCGACGTGCCAAGCCCGGGCTCACGTTCCGTGGCGCAGCCGAGGCGATTCAGTCAACCACGGCGCGCGAGTGGATCATCTCGGGCCCGAGTGAGACGGGAAAAACATTCGCCGCACTCTACAAGCTTCACCAGATGGCACAAGCCTACCCGGGCAGTCGGTGGGTCATTATGCGTAAAACGGCCGAATCCCTCACCACTACGGCCGTGCGCTCGTGGAAGCGGGTCATCCGTGCGCATGGCACCAAGCCCGAGGAGTTTGGCGGCACGCGTCCCTACCTGTGGGTCTATCCCAATGGGTCGGTGGTCAATACGGCAGGTATGGACAATCCCGACAAGATTCTGTCAGGAGAGTTTGACGGCATCTACGTCAATCAGTGCGAGGAGCTATCCAAGGAAGAGTGGGAGACCATCACGACCCGCACGACCGGCCGTGGTGCGGTCACGCCATACCCGATGGCATTCGGCGACGCCAACCCAAAAGACCCCGAGCACTGGATACTCGAGCGTGCACGATCCGGCCAACTGCAGATACACACATCACGCCACGAGGACAACCCGAGCCTGCACGATGGCGCCGACTGGACAGACCAAGGCCGACGCACGCTGGCCACGTTGGACGCACTCACCGGTACACGCTACGCACGCCTACGCCTCGGCGAGTGGGTGTACGCCGATGACGATGAATCCTTCCTCGGCTCAATCAGCATGTGGGATGGGTGTATCGAGGAATCACTCCCGCCACTCTCACCACGTCAGCCTATCGTGCTTGGCATGGACGCCGCTATCTCGGGTGACACCTTCGCGCTCGTGGGTGTTGGTCGCTACGGTGCACAGGCTGACCAGATGCTCGCACTTCGCATGGTCAAGGTGTGGGAGCCAAACGGCACACCACTCGACTACAGCCAAATCGAGCAGGACATTCGCGCCATCATCAAGCAGTACAACGTGGTGCAGATTGCCTACGATCCATACCAAGCGCACTACCTCGCACAACGCCTAAGTGATGCTGTGTGGTGCGAGCCATTCAGTCAGCAGGCACGACGCCTCGAGTCGGACGCTGCACTCCGTCAGCTCATCATGACACGCCGATTGGTCCACAATGGCGAGCATACTATAGTACGTCAGCATTTAATGAACGCGAATGCGAAAGTGGATGAAACGGGTCATCGGCTTCGTATCGTCAAGAGGGATACTAGCAATAAGATTGATAGCGTTGTAGCATTATCCATGGCGGCACATGCTGCGCTTGGTTTAAATCTGTACTAGTAGGAGCACTTATGCAGATGCTCTCCTGTCTCTGCAGACACTGCCGAGCCAATCGGCGCTACCGAAACGCACGGACCATCGCAAGCCGTGCCGCCCGTCGCATCAGTAAGGAAATCATCCGCACTGCCACCATACGTCGTGATTGGGATTTCGATATCCCACGAGCCTATTATCTGCCAGCACAAGGATAGTATATGACCGATGACGCAATCAAGAAAAGTGTGACACGTGATGATGGCCAGCGTGTCACTCAGAGCGGCGGATTTACCGTAGTAGTCGGGCCATCAACGTGGGGGCAATTCCTCGGCGCTGGTCTCCTCGAGGGGATTAAAGGCGCAACAGGACTGCCACCCTATGGCACCAAGGCGGCCGACGCCATCCTGTCCGAAACGCCTATGATCGAGAACATGTGGTCGAGTGCGGTATCGACAGCCATCTCCAAGCAAACCGCCATCGGGTTTGAGATTTCCGACACGACCGAAAGCTCACGCCGCATCAAGCAAGCGCAAGAGCTGATGCTCAATCTGGACGGCAACTATACGGCAGGTCTGGCCAAGGTGTTGCGGGATTATCTCACTACTGACAATGGAGCATTTGTCGAGATCGTGCGCTCGTCCAGCGCGGCAGGGTCAAGGGTCGTCGGCCTCATGCATCTCGACAGCCTCCGATGCTACCGCACAGGCGACCCGAAGTTCCCGCTCATCTATGTGGATATGCGTGGCCGTCAGCACGTGATGCGCGCCGATGATGTGTTGATGCTCGCCGACACGCCATCACCACGCACCGAGCACTACGGCATGGGTATCAGTGCAGCACGTCGATCATTCGAGACCATCCTCAAGCTGACTGCTATTGAGACGTACGTGCGTGAGAAGGTGTCAGGCCGTCGCAATCTTGCTATCCATATCGTCAATGGCATCACGAGCGACCAGCTTGGACAGGCACTCAACTCTAGCGCCGCCATGCAGGACCAGAAGGGCTACGTAGTCTACAATGGCTCGACCATCATCCCAATGATTCGGAATGAGACGCCAAGCATCGCCACGATCCCGCTTGCAGAGATTCCTGATGGATTCGATGCGGCGACTGAGCGAACCGACGCCTACCTGCGCTATGCAAATGCACTTGGCATCTTCGTGGGTGAGATTCAACCACTCTCAGGGCAAGGGCTCGGCACTGGCCAACAGTCAGTCGTACTTGCGCAAGCGGCCGAAGGGCGAGGGTTATCCTCATTCCGTAAGCAATTCGCCAACGCAATCACACACAACGTATTCCCCGATGCAGTAAGTTTCTACTTTGCCGAGAGCGACCAGAAGGACCGCAAGGAGAAAGCGGAAACTCTGTCCGCTTGGGCAGGCGCACTCAAGCCCCTCATCGAGCTACAGGTCATCAGCGCTGCACAGGCGCTCAATGTCCTCGTGGACGATGGCTACCTCCCGCGCGAATTCCTCGCCACAGACTCCACGGCAGGTGGCGTAGTAACCGATAGCGAGAATATTGAGACGACCGCACAGGCTGCACAGATTGCTGACCAAACACAAGCCGAGGCACAAGCGCAAACATCGGCCGAAGCACAGGCCACGGCACAAGCGCCGACCGATGCCGAAAAGGCACTCGTGCGACTCAAGCAAACCGTGCAAGCACTTGGCAGTGACGCTGACCTCTTCTATCAAGGCGAGCCACCAACTGGCCGTGCACCGAGTGGGAATGAGCTTGACCGCATGATAGACGATGAGCTCAAGAGCGCACTGCGACTGCTGGAGAAGCTGACATCATGAACAAGCTCGAGCAACTCATCGCACGATTCGCACTCTACCTCGCAGGGCGTACCGCGCGCATGATGCGTGAGGGCGTGGATGGTGAGGGGAATATCACCGACCTCGAATCCGTCCAGCGATGGCATGAGGACATGAAGCGTGAGATCGTACGCTACCACACGGCAAGCGGACTTCTCGGGTCGGGAGTGAGTGAGCTCACACCCGAGCTGTTGGGCGTCCTGCGCTATTCCCTCAATATGCAACTATCGTACTTTGACGGATTCTACCTCAAGGTGGTGAGTGAGCGTGAGTTCAAGCGAAAAGAGGCAGCACGTGCGGTCTCGTATGCCAATGGCATCAAAGAGCCGTACTGGAAGGGTCGCACCGAGTTCTTGCCGCTCCCTGCGATGCCAGCGCAGGGTACACAGTGCATGGGCAACTGTAAGTGCAAGTGGCGCATCGTCGTGATTGACCGTGAGCGTGGCGACTATGACTGCTACTGGGAGCGCCATGCCGAGGACTCATGCCAGACATGCATCGTGCGCGCCTCGAGATGGGCGCCATTTGAGATACGCGGACTGGAGGTATAGCATGGGCGCAAAGATGACGGTCATCGTACCGCCAAAGTTGGATGCAAAGCGCTTGATCCGAGGCCTGCGTAATGGCATGAAAAACGCATCCGAGAATGTCATCGTCGATTTCATGACCACCACCAAGACATGGAAGCATCAACCCGAATTTAAGGCCACCGAGGTATCGGCTGCTGAGTGGATTATCTCGACTGATGACAGCGTGTGGTCAATGCTCGATGATGGCACCAAGCCACATATCATCCGCCCGAAGCGAGCCAAGCGACTACGTTTCCAGTGGGGAGGCCAAGGCTCGTATAAGGCTAAGACTCGCCCGGGCTACCTTGGCTCAAACAAGGGCAGGGTATCGGGTCCGATTGTATTCCGTAAGCAGGTACGGCACCCGGGTACAAAGCCGCGCAAGTGGACAGACGCCGCCAAAGTGAAATGGGATAGAGAGCTCGGTGACATCGTCCAGCGTGCTATCGACGCTGAAGTGAGCAACATGGGGAGGAACATCTAATGCCATTCCGATCACAGGCACAGTGGAAGTGGGCATTTGCCACGAATCAAGATTTTGCACGGCAGTGGGCACGCGAAACGCCCGGTGGCAAGCGCAAGTTCACGCGCCTCTCCAAGAAACTCGGCATGAAGGCGGCCATGGATGAGTACATGACGTCATACAAGGCCGAGCGTGAGTTTGTGCGCGATGCGTCGGGAAAATTCGCCGAGAAGCCGGGTGGCGGTATCGACAAAGTCGAGCAGGCCAAAAAACGCGTCGAGGGATTCGCCAAGCCCAAGAAGGGTGGCGGTGGCAAGGCGCCCAAGAAAACCGCAGCACAGCGGTCAGCCGAGCGAGCCACCGAGGCGCGCGACAATGCGATGACCACGCTAGATAAAGTCGGATTCGATGCAGGGGACTACGAACTCCTCAACACTGATGCTGCACAAGATGCCAGCGATCCATCAGTCCAACGCCTTCTCGATAAAGGCCTCATGGAAAAAGTCGGCGACAAAATCTATGTGTCCTCACTTGGCAAACAGGTAACGTCAGCCGCTGAAGCTGGCGATGCTGACAAGGCGCAACAGACGCTCGACCGTGCAGCCGCCAAACGCGCCGAGCGTGAGGCACGACAGCAGGAGCGTGATGATAAGCGTGCAGAGGCTGAAGCCAAGCGCGAGGCGAAACGGCAAGAAGCCGAGGAGAAGAAGAAACGAGGAGGCGGTGGTGGTGGCAAGGCGGATGCTGCCAAGAAAAAGCGTGAAGCCGTAGCACGTACCAAGCGCATCACCCAGCTTGAACAGCGCCTTGAGCGTGAGACTGATGGCGATGCGGCAATTGCACTCCGGGATGAGATTGAGAAGCTACGTAGCACTAAGACTACCAAAGCCGATGGCCATAGTCCACCAGATGGCGTGCGACAGGCGGCAAAGCGTGGCCTCGAGTTGCGCTCGCAGTTTGGGCGTGGTGGTACGGCCGTTGGCATCGCTCGGGCACGTGACCTGAGCAATGGCACACGAGTGAGTGACAGTACCATCAAGCGCATGGCGAGCTTCTTTGCACGGCATGCTGTCGATAAGCGGCCGGGCTGGGGTGATCCTGCCAACCCAACCAATGGGTATATCGCTCATCTCCTCTGGGGTGGCGACGCTGGCAAGGCATGGGCGAATAAGATTGCACGACAGCTTGATGCTATGACGGTCAAGGAGAACATTCCGACCAATCCCGACCTCTGGAAGCGGGCAATTGCTGCAGCCAAGCGTCGCTATAGTGTCTACCCATCACGCTACGCAAACGCCTTTGCATCGACGTGGTATCGCTCTCGTGGTGGAAAATGGCGAGTCAAGTCCGCCACAACCAAATCGGCAAGTGCAAGTGCACCTGCACAGATGACCGTGTACAAATCGAAAGACGGCTATCGTTGGGTGGCCATCAGCTCCACGGCCTATCGCGATCGAGACAAGGAGATTGTGTCCACCAAGGCGCTCAAGGGTGCACTTGAGAAAGCACAGGCATCAGGTGAGTATGGCCCGCTCCGCTTCTGGCACGTGCCCGGGCTGGATATCGGCACCACTGACTATCAGGCATTGAGCGACGACGGCAAGTACTTGGTAGAAAGTGGCATCGTGACCAATGACGCTGTGGCCGAGGCACTCATGCAGAAGGGCAAGGGATGGCAGGTGTCAATTGGCTTCGAACATCCCAAAACCGAGCCTGATGGCGATGGCGTGTTCGAGAACATCCGCATCTTCGAGCGGTCAATCACTCCACCCGGACGTGCGGCAAATCCAATGACGGGATTCGATATGGTAGGTGACGAGGTGACTGCCACTAAGTCCGTATCATACAAGCACGGCAAACACGACCAGAAATCGCACGGGCGCAAGACTGCTCGACGTGCGGCATATCAAGCGGCATATAGCGCAGCAAAGGCCGAGGGGAAGTCCGTCACTGAGGCTCGTGATGCGGCAAAATCAGCATCACGTGTGGAGCTGGAGAAGCGCGTCGCAGAGCGCCGTGCAGAGGTTGCACAACGTGCCGCCGAGCGTGCGGCGAAGCGTGCGCAGGGGCAAGTTGGGCAGTACTCTACTTTAGAGCAGATTCAGTCTGCTACGGATGAGAATGGAGACCTGATATTCAGAACTAACTTGCGACAGGGGCGAAAAGTTATTGATACTGGCAGTGGGATTGAGGAGATTGACATCAAGGCGCGTACAGATTCAGTCAGGGCACCTGATGAGGCTTGGAGCTTGGGTCCCATAAACTCATCGAATCAGCCAATGAGAATCGCAATTGGTCCGGATGGCACTGCGTATTTGGCAAATCAGTCAACTGTCATACCCATCTCAGATACGCCTATATACTATGGAAAAAATCACATGTCACTGAATACTGCGCAGGCAAACGCAGTGATTAATCGATTTAATCGAGATACTGGATTAAATTTACGTTTGGGCATGCCGGAACTTAAGGGATATTACGGTAGCGATGCGCAACGAATCATGAAAAATGGCGGAAGCATCTGGTCTGATTCATCTGGCACGCGCAAGCGACTATACATCAACGATCCACGTATTCCATCTAGCGGAAAGCTCTTCTACGATGTAGTCGGGAAAAAGTGGTCAGCAGATGGAGTTCCAGATGATGTCGCATCGACACTTATCGCACAGTACTCGCAATAGGAGGCATCTATGAGTCTCATTCACCGAGTTAAGGCGGCGCTCAACATCCCGTCGCAAGTCCAAGCGCAAGCCGCCATCGTTGGCCCTGATGTCCTGCTCAACATCCCGGGTGGCACGTACACCGCTACGCTCACCGCTGATGTGTGGGATGCATACGGCCGTGAGTGGGCGACATCGATGAGTCGTCTCACTGCCGGTGGCCCATTCGGTATTCGTGTGTGGCAACGGGAGACCGCCCGATCGCCATGGCAACAAATCATCTTTCGACAGGACTGCCACGGAACGCTCTATGTCATCCGTGGCCAACTGTGGTTCGTGTGGAATCTGCCAAACTTTCGTGGGAGTGGGCGCAATCAGATTTTGACTTACCGCCATGCTCGACCAACAGCTGCCACGGCATCGATTGATGGGGTTGTTGGGTCTGATATGTACGAGGCATAAAAAATGCAGCGACCGCGCCTCGAAGAGGGATGGCGCGGTCGTGGGTTATTGTAGCACATATCGCGCATGCGTATGATACATGCAGGGGGAGGAGATTCCATGCTAACTGCCGAGAAGAAGAAGGCGTTGTCGGACTTGGTAGGAGAGTCGGTTGCTGAACGACTTATCTCGACCATGCAGACGCGCGAAAAGGAAGCCCAGATGCAAGGCGTGAGCTATAAGGGGTTGGACGTCCCGACCGCTGATGAGATTGCGGCGATCCTTGGGTCATGGGATATGAAGGGGAACACCATGCCAACCGACGAAACCCTAAAGCAGGAAAAAGCCGAGGGCGAGGAGATGGCCGAGGAGACCGTGGTCGAAGAGACTGAGGAGATGGACGAAGAGGAAGGCGGCGACGAGGAATCACTCTTGTCCGAAGCCGAAATCAAAGCCATTGCGAAGGCCGTCGCCGAGATGATTAGTGGCACCATGAAAGAAATGAGCGAAGAGCTCAAGGGCTACATGGGGAAGCGCGAGAAGGACGATAGTGCCATCGCTCACGCCGAAGCACAGGTTGCCGCACTCGAGGAGATGGTCAAGACCATCAAGGAAGTCAGCAAGCGTCTTGAGGCACTCGAGGCTGTCGCTGGTAAGCCGTACCGCCCATCAGAGGCTGGTAACAACGTGCTTGGTCAAAGCGCAACCACGAAATCGGCCGACGTTCCTGCAGGCCTCGACCCACAGTACCACGACGCATATCGTGCATTGGCCGATATGAATCTTTTCCGTTAGGGATAGGAGATACTACCCATGACCACACAGCTGACCAACGAGCAGATGAAGGTCCTCGACCAACTCGTCCAAGAGCGGTACAAAGCCTCATCCGCCACCACTGGCATTGCGCCAACTGGTAACAATGCTTTGTTCAATACCCCCGGCCTCAATCCGTTGGTGCCAACCACCTACGTGCCACCGAAGGGCGTCGAGCAATTCCTCGAGCGCAACGGCCACGTCAAGTCCAGCACCTACATGCAAGAGGTGTACGGTATCATCACTGGCCAGACCGACGACAGCGGCAATGATCCAACCACCCCATGTTCAGATGAGGCTGCTACCCCAGGAAGCCTCAAGTTCTGTCAGCAGGTGTGGCCGTTCGGCGAGTTCACCATGAACTCAAAGTCGATTCGCATGGACAACCTCGGCGAGCTGGTGAACAGCGCCTCGCCGATTGACTTGCAGTTGATGAACAACCCATTTGCGACCGAGGTTGCAACACAAACGGTGCCAATGCAAGTGAACGAAATCTTTCGTTCGGCCATCGCTAAGGAGATGGTAGAGTTGGCCAATGGCTTCAGCCGTCGCTACGCTCGCCAAATCTGGACGGGTAATCCAGCCAACACCGTCGGCAACTCGGGCGGCACCTTGCAGTTCAACGGTCTCCAGCGAATGGTGAACACGGGCTACCGTGATGCCATCAGTGGTACCGCTTGTTCGGCTGCTGACTCACTCGTGATGGACGCCAACAGCATTATCATCCAGAACAACGCGGGCACGGTCGTGCGCAACTTCGTTGAGGCATACCGCTCACGCATCAAGTTGGCCGATGACATCATGTTCGGCGACGTGCAGTACGCATGGGTCATGCGCTATCAGTTGTTTCTCGCCTTGACCGATATCTGGCCATGCGCATACCTCACCTACCGCTGTTACACGGCAGCTCCAAGTGGCTCAAGCGCCACGGGCTTTGTCGATACCAGCGCACAGGCTACGTTGCGCGACGAGATGCGCCGCGGCATGTTCCTGCTGATCGATGGCGTGCAGGTGCCCGTCATCATCGACAACACCCTCGACGAGACCAACAGCGGCAACGGCAACTTCATCAGCGATGCCTACCTCTTGCCTCTCGCAGGCGGCGGTATGGGTCAATTGCTGTACATGGAGTACTTCAACTACCGCAATCAGTACGGCTTGGGCGGTCAGTTGGCAGGCGCATTCGCTGGTCAGAACTTCAAGGTGTCATCCGATGGTCGCTTCGTGACCGTCATGCTCGCCCCCAATGGCTTCTGTCAGCAGATTCAGATGCGCACTCGCAAGCGTGTGATTCTCCGCACGCCATTCCTCGCAGCCCGCATCGACAACCTGCAGTACAACGTGTACGTGCATGAGCGCGAGTGGCAACCCGGAACCAGCTTCTTCGAGAACGGTGGCAGCACTTCATTCGTTGGCCAGCAGTTCCAAAGCCCAATCGCTTAAGGATAGGAGGGAGAGATGGAGCGGATCTCTCCCGACGCAATGTCGGGATTACCCACGGTATCAATCGTCATCCCCTGCGGCGGCTCACACCATCAGTACGTTGGTGTGGCCGTCGCGTCGTGCGTGTGGCAGACATACCCCAACCTCGAGGTCATCGTGGTTGATGACGGGCCCGTGGCGATTGGTGACTATGTCGACCCACGCGTGAAAGTCATCAAGAGTCGCAATTTTGGGCGCACTACGACGCTCAATCGACCAGCGTGCGCCCGTAACGACGGCATCGCACACGCTACTGGTGCGTTCGTGATATTCCTCGATGCGGATGACTACCTACTCCCCAAGGGCGTCGAGGTGCTCATGCGTGGCCATGCATCGCACGACAAGGCGTACACCTTCAGCTCGCATTATGCAGGCACACGCCACCAACGCCCACCAGACTACGACCAAAAACTCTATGCCAAGTTCAACATCCATCCGATTACATGCTTGATTCCTCTCGATGCCGTGCGAGCGGTCGGCGGATTTGATGAGCGTGCACCCGGGTGGGAAGATTGGACGCTGTACTTGCGCCTCGCCATCGCAGGCTACTGTGGCGCATACTATCGTGGCCCCATTTTCGTGTATCAGGTTCAGCACTCAATCGTTCACCATGCCGATGTGGCAGGTGGGCAAGAGTTGATGGACAGAGTTATTGCGCCATACCAAAATGAGAAAGGGGAAGTCGCTATGGCCTGTTGTGGATCATCACCAAAGACGGCATTTAAAACCGCAGTCGCAACATTAGGAGAGGTGCCAGCTATGGACGGCATGCAAACACTTGAGTATATCGGCGACCAGCAAGGGTCATTTATCCTGCAGCACCCTGTGAGCAAGCGCACCTACAAGGCCGGGCGCAATGCGTCTGTACGCTACCTGAATGTCCCTGCCGAGGATGTGGCATACTTCCTCGCCTTCGGCACGTTCCGTGTGGTCATGCCTGAAACGCCATACACGCCACCACCTGCACCTGCCGAGCTTGCCGAGGTGATTAATGCAGTTGAGGTAATCGAGCCAGTTGTTGAGCCTGTGGCAGAAGTCCAAGCTACGACCACAACCACCAAGACTACGCTTCGTGCGCCAAAGAAGGCCTAATCATGCTGTACGCTGTCCTGCCGTGCCATAAACGCCTCGAGCAGACAGAGGCACTCGTGCCGCGCCTCCGCGCGATGGCAGGGCTACCGATTACCGTGATTGCGGTTGCAGGGCAAGAGTCGGCCGTTGTCGTGCGTGCGTGTGCAAGCGTTGGCGCACGTGGGGTCATCGCCACACAAGAGCGCTTAAGCTACTGGCAAGCAATGGATCTCGCTACCCGTGAGTTGCCAGATGAGGCCGTGGTGGCCAACGTGGCAAATGATGTCCTGCCGATGTGGCGATGGTTCCAGATAGCGCAACAGCGCCTCGGAAATTCGCTCGTTGTCGGGTTTAATGGAGACGGACACGACGTCAATCACGCCTGCCACTTCCTGACATCGATGCACTACATTCGAAGCCTTGGTGGTTGGCCAACATGGTATAAGCACAATTATGGCGATACCGAGATTTGCGCCCGTGCCATCGAGCAGCGCACATTCTACAAAGAGCCGTGGGCTGTGCTCTATCACAACCACGTGGTCATGGGTAATCAACCTGATGAGGCGCACGCCGACATCCCACCAGATGACCATGATCGGCGACTCTTTCGCCAACGACGGGAGGCAGGATGGAAATAATCACCCATATCGCACTGTGGCTTATCATCTACCGCATATCGACGGACATTGCGTGGATGGATGGTCCGATGGATGCGTTCGCCCACTTTCGAGGCGCTATCATTTCACGCTTTGGCAGTAGCCATTGGCTATCGGTCGGTGTGCAGTGCCCTATCTGTATTTCTTTTTGGGCGGGCGGTATACTAGCGATAGCGATGCTTGATTGGCGCGTATTCGCAGGTGCGGGATTCACCACGCTTGCGATTCGATGGAGTAGGTAGATGACACTCTCACTCGCACGGTGGCTCCAGTACATGCAGATGCACCCATGGCATAGCATGCAGCTAGCCACAAAAGGCGCAAACTCACTCATCCCAATCCAGAGCTCGTGCAATGGGCTGGTGTATGAGTACGCATGGCAGGTTGCCGACCGTGCTGGACGCACTGAGATTCGGCGATCGATCGCCGAGGCGGAAGCACAGTGGAATCAGCAGGCGAACTTTCCTGCACGGCCGACATTCAAGACCACAACCCTCGAGTGGCCACGCATGGGTAATAAGGCGCTCACACGCTGGACAGCCCTTGACCTACAGGGCGAGTGGATGAACGTGCGATTGCCTGATGGACATGTAAACGCCATCGGGTACGACCATATCACCACGGCCGTCAATGCGCCGATTGTCTATAGTGATGAGGATGGCGATGGGCTCTTTGAGACTGCAACCATCACGGCCACAGTGCCAAGCGGAACAACGGCCGACCAGCTGCACATTACCTTTGTGGCAGCTGACGTGCTCTATCCCGACACACCATCGATTCCTATCCGTGAGGCGTCGATTGCGAGCACAACGGCCACAATTCGCATAGACACCTACAATCTGGTTCGGCCTATCCTGTATACGATACCGAAGCCAGATTCACTTGACCCTACGATACTGCCACCGACCGCAGGAAGCCCGTTTGCATCGACTGTCGATGTGGCACGGCGTTACTGCGATCCGACTGGAACCACGCTCGATACTGCACAGGCCGTGTTCATTTGGGAGAGTACGCCCATCCCCCCATGGGCAACATTCACAATTAACACGGTCACACCCGACCCCGCCGCACTCGCGTATGCTATAGGCCGCGTCGGGATTCGGGATGCAGATGCAGGTATCGTCTATCTCGGGCAGGGTGTGTATGATAGCACTTCAGGGACATGGACGGGTCGTGTAGACTTCAGCAACTGCCGACCGCCTGATCGTGTTCTGATTCGCTATCATGCAGGTCGGGACAGCGCCCAAGTGGACATGGCGATTGCGCAGCTATCGGCGGCGAATCTCGCTCGTCCTATCTGTGCATGTCAGCCATCCAACAAGGAGTTGTCAGAGTGGCAGACCGACCTCTCGAGGGTGGGAGCGACCAATGAGTTGTATTCGGTTCCCGTGGACGTGAGCAATCCATTCGGGAGTCGGCGGGGTCACATATACGCATGGCGCACTCTGCAAAACCTGCGAGTCACGCCCGGATTCTTAGCATAGGGAGACACTCATGACGACACTTGATCGCAATGAGATTTACACGCAGGGTATGACCCGGGCGTTCATCCAACATGGTGGCCCCGGGACTCAAACCTATTTGTTCGGCCTTGGTGCGCAGTACGGCACCATCGAGGGCGGGAGCTTGCCACAGGCAGTCGGCTCTATCGACCCCATCTACCAACCAGACCCACGACGAGCGCAGAACTACCGCTTGGTGGGCACGCAGTCGGCAGCTCCTGAGCTCCCAAGCGTGACGATTAACTTCCATGAGAAGATGGGTGGCATCCCTCGTCAGTTGTTGGCGCCACGCTGTGAGTATAACCTCTACGAGGTGCATGGGCGCTGTAACGACCTCTCCGACTTCAACCGCGGCTGGAATGGCTATGTACTCGTGTACTCGGGCTTTAAGAACGTTGGCACGGTTGACCTCGGCGCACGTATGTCAATGGATGGCGATGAGGCGCTTACCGACGGTATCGAAGCCACGGGCGAGGCAATCTATCCAGTGGGCGAGATGAGCTTTGGCGAGGAAGCTGGTACGGCAATTGTTGCCGATGTCCTTGATATCGTGTACGGCACGGCCATCAACTGCAAAGCGTGCGGTGCCGAGAACGATGGCTCGAAGTTCATCTACGCTGTCACGCGTGCCAACGTGGCCAGTCCAAGCGCACCATCACAGGTCGTCTACTCACTCGATGGCGGGCAGACGTGGAGCAACGCCACCATCACGGGTATCGGCACAACTGCCGAGCCACGATTCATCGATATTGTGAACAACATTCTCTTTGTTGGTACCGATGCAACCACGCTGTTCTACACGGCACTCAACACTGACACGGGCGCGCCCACGACGTGGCAGTCAGTCACGCTCCCTGTTGCTATGCGTGATGTGTGGGTCGAGTCACCGAACGCCATCTGGTTCGTCGATACCACGGTCATCTACAAGACCACTGATATCACGATCCCACCAACGGCCGTTGATAGTGGCGCTCCTACGACCCTGTTGCGCATCCATGGCACGGGCGAGGGTACCATCGTCGCCACTGGCCAGACTGGTGCTGTACGCTACTCACGCAATGGTGGCATCTCATGGGTCACTGCGACTGCACCAAGTGCATCAAACGTACGTGCGGTTCAGGTCATCGAGGATCGCTTGTGGTATGTTGGTTCGGCTGATGGTAACGTCTACAAGACCGTGGACTACGGCGCCTCATGGGCAACCGTGGCATTCCCGGGCGCGGGTACAGGTAATGTGGGTGACATTGTTGCAGCCACTCGTGAGGTCATCTGGATTGCCTACGTCGCTTCGAATGTTGCCTATATCGCTACTACGATTGATGGCGGCTTCTCATGGGCAGGACCAAACTCGGGCGCACCACGCATCCAGAACTGGCCAACGTTCTCAAACATTCACCGATTGGCAGCTCCAATCTACGCACCACACGGTATCGCAGCGAACTACCTCGGTATCGCTGGCACGGCCACGGGTGGCGCTGATGGTATTCTCTTGACGGCTTCGGCAAACATCATCTAAAGCGGATGATGCGGGTGGCTACTATGACGATGGGAAAAGGTCCCGCTCCGACCCTGCCACCCGCACTTGGAGCACTACACACGAATAGGAGATATCGTGGATTATCCCTCAATTAAACTTCCAATCAGTGGCTATACTGTACGCATTCAGCGCCAACGTGCTGAGGTGATGACCCGTTTGCGCTTCGTCGCCGAGCAGGAGCTCATGGACAAAAAGCCGACGCCACCCGTGCAGTCGGTCATCGTGGCTGATGGTTCCACGAAGGACATCGAGAACACAGCAGATGAGGGCTATATCGCTGCGCTTGAGCAGTGGCAATCTGATGTGCAGACACTTTTCGCTATTAAGATTATGAAATTTATGGCAACTATTGGCATTGTCGATAGTCCGCCTGATGATATTGGCGAGACCATGGCGCAATACAAAGCGTTTGGTCTCGAGGTAGAGGAGAATCCAAAAGAGTTTTGGGTGCTCAATATCGTTGCATCAAGTAATGATGATATGGCTAAGTTGATGTTTGAAATTTTCGGGCGCTCGATGCCACAGGAAGGTCAGGTGGCGTTCTATCGCCAATTGTTTCAAGGCCGAGTACCGGGGATCGTCGATATGGACGCACCGAGTGCCCAAGGGAAAGATTAACTATGCTGCCGAGCTCCACTACCGAGAGGCGGCGCGCTGGGCTGGATATAACTGGAGCGAGTTCTTAGCGCTCGAGGACTTTCAGCAGGCGGGCGTCATCGCACACTACGAGACGATCCATCGCATCGAGGCAGTCGAGGCGCACGAGCAGTATAAAGAATCCCAGCGTAGGTCTAAGCGCAAACGCTAGGATAGGGAGGGTGGCAGATGGCAGTATCAGAGGCTGGTATTAAGCTTGTTGCCGAAGGCGTAGAAGCATATGAGTCTAACGTCAACCGCGCAAACAACGCCACGCAAAAATTCGCTAATGACACTCAATCCTCGACGGGAAAGTTTGAGGGATGGTCGTCCGTTGTCCGTGGAGCATTCGAGAAGGTTGGTGGGCTTGTCACCGAGCAACTCGCAAATGCAGGACAAGCGCTGATTGGGTTCGGCGTTGATTCCGTCAAACTCGCAGGCGAGTTTGAAGGCAACATGAATCAGTTTGCCGCGGCTGCCTCAATCCCCGAAAGCGAAATCAAGGACTTTGAAAAGTTATTCGTTGACCTCGGCAAAGAGCTTCCCGTCTCGACTATGGAGACAGTGCAAGCGGCAACGGCACTCGTAAAGGGTGGTATCGACCCAACCGTCGTGGCGGCTGGTGGTCTCCGTGATACGTTAAACTTCGCAGCCGCTGCCGGCCTTGGGCTCGAGCAGTCGGCTGACATCGTAGCTAAACAGCTTGGGCAGTTTGTGCCAGTGACGGCAAGCGCAGCTGAAAAAACAAACTTCATGGCCACGTCCATGGATCTCATGACAAAGGTTGCCAATTCGTCAACCGTTGACGTTGCTGACCTCGCTGCAGGTATGGCGCAGGCAGGCGGTGTGGCGAATGCAATTGGCCTCGATTATGAGGATTTCGCAGTTACCATGGGAGCCATCAGTCCGGCATTCAGCTCAGCACAAGAGGCTGGCACGTCGCTCAAGAACTTCCTCACACGCCTGCAACCCGCATCAACTCCCGCGTTCGATGCAATGCGTGACCTCGGGCTTGTAACCGGTGACACCGAGGCGATGATGAAGTTCCTTAAGGACAATGGCGTGGCTCCGCTATCCACCGAAATGGGCTCACTTGACCAGCAGGTGCGCGAATTCCTCAAGACCGAAAAGGGGCTATCAGCCTCGCAAATCGAAAAAACCATGGCAGGCATGACGCAAAACGCCTTCTTTGCAAATGGCGAGCTGCTGTCTATGCAGGAGATTGTTGGTACGCTTGAGACTGCCACGAAGGACTTGACCGACGAGCAAAAAATTCAGTATATGCAAACCATTTTCGGCGCTGACGCTATGAACACGGTAGTTACGCTTGCCGGCATGGGAGTTGAGGGATTTGACGCATTTGCGGATTCAGTCAGTAAAGCAAATGGTGTGACCGAGCAGGCTGAAGCAGTCAATAAGGGCTTCGACTTTCAGATGAATAATTTGCAAGGATCACTCGAGGCATTCCAGTTGACGATTGGTGGTCCGATGCGTGATGCAGTGGCACCATATATCGGCATGCTCAATCAAGCGGTTGGCGTCATGATGAATGTTGCTAATGC